CGAATGAGAAATCATTCCTCGATGGTTCTACTTCTTCTAAGACTGATTGGTCTATTGATCCTATTTTTCGTAGAGATGCCGATATGTGTTCTATGTGGGAATTGTCCCGTGATTGTCAAGGTAGAATCTTAAAAGCGCAAAAAGCGGATAAAAAGGCGCATCCTGTTAAAGATTAATGTGGAATTTTATATCCTCAGCCATTGGTGCACTTGCTCAGAATGCTAATACTCAGAATGCTATTAATGCTAATAAGGAATCACAAGCGGAGAACCGTGAGTGGAATCTTAATTTAGCTAAGATGCAGAATCAGTGGAGTATTGACCAATGGAATAGAGAGAATTCTTACAATTCACCTGCTGCTTATCGTGCTCGTTTGAAAGCAGCAGGTATGAATCCTGATCTTGCTTACGGTGGTGTTACTGGTCAATCCGCTGCTAGTCCTGCTATGACGTCAGGTCAGGGTTCTCAACCTGTTGATAATTCCTTGCTTGCTCAGAAGATGACTGCTATGAATATTGCCAGTGCTGCACTGGATAATAAACTTAAGGCTGTTCAGATTCAAGGAGTTAAAGAAGAGAATAAAGGTAAGGTTCTGGACAATCGTCTTAAGTCTCGTGAGGTATCTACTGAAGATGCTTTATCAATGCTTTTCGGGTCATCCCTCGGCTCTGATACTCAAATGATGGCAAGTAAGTTGCCGTTTAGAGCATATCAGGAATACATGCGTTTGGTTCGTGAGGAAACGGACCAGGCTAATGCTGTTGCTGATAATGACCTTAAATTGCTTGATAAAGTTTCTAAACGGTTGGATAATTATATTAAGCAGGAATCTGCTCAATCTTTGATTGATGAGATTAAACAGAAACTTCGTATTTCAAAGAACGAGGCTGAATTTTTGACAAAAACGTTAGCTCTTCGTATTCAAGGTTTTGAAGACGAACAAACTGTCAAGCGTTTTGATGCTATTATGTCTGATCCTGATCTTTTGGAACAATTGCCGTCGGGATTTCCTGCTGTTGTTAAGCTGTTGCGTCTTATATTAGGTAAGTAAATACGGGGGAGACCTTATGTCTCCCCTTTTACGATTTATTCTAAAATCGGCGCTCCGTAACTTGATAATGTATGAGCAACTGACACATGTTTGATTTTCAACGACTTTGCTCGCAGTTGCGTATTGCCCTAAGTGCTCCTTCTGTGAGCTAAAATATTACTATTATGAAACAGATCTTTTGTGAACACCCTGTCATTATCCGTAATCCTCAGTTAAAGGAACTTCTCATTACTCATCGTTGTTATACGACACTTACTGGTGATTATTATATCTCTTTTGCTCAGGCTAATTATTTTAAGTATCGTTTTCCTGATTATCAGTTCTCTCCTCATAGGTTCAAAGTTACTCTTGATAATATTGATCGGTTTAATGTTTTCAATGAGAAGACAGGTGAGGTCTTTCCTATGTTTATTCAAGTGCCTTGTGGTAAATGTGTTCTTTGCCGTGATAAAAAGGCTCGTGAATGGTCTTTCCGTGCTACTTGTGAGAATGTTTTTTCCGAAAGTATTCCTCTCTTTTTAACGCTTACGTATAATAATGAAAATTTGCCTAAGCATGGTGTATTCAAAGAAGAAGTTCAACTCTTTTTAAAGCGTCTTCGTATATCTCTTGATCGTCTTCATTATAAACATAATCTTCGCTACTTTGCTTGCGCTGAGTATGGTTCTAAGTCTAAGCGTCCTCACTATCATATGTTGATTTGGAATTTTCCTCGTGAAGGATCATTTCGCAATATTTGGAATGTCACTCATTTTATTGAAAAGTGCTGGTCTAAGATTGTAGGATATGATGGTAAGAAACCTGTTTATTCTCCCCTTGGTTATGTTTATACATTGCCTTGTGATAAAGGTGCTATCGGTTATGTGATGAAGTATATGCGTAAACAGCCTTATGTACCCAAGGGTATGAATCCTATATTCTTTCTGTCTTCTCGTAAAGATGGTGGTCTAGGTGCTAAGTATGCTAAGCAATATATCGATTTCTATCGTAAGAATCCTCAGTGTTTGGATATTTCCGTTTGTGACCCTTATTCAGGAATGTCTACTACTATATCTCTCCCTGATTATTTTAGGCGCTTGTATTTCCCTGCTAAGTCTACTGTAGTATCTAAGCTTGTTCGTGACTCTCATAAAAAACTTTGTGATTTGATTTCTAGAAGGTATTCTATTCATGCTGTTGCTAATTATTTGGATAAACCTATTATTTCTGATATTGAGAAAAAAGTACTTCGTAAATATTGGTTCTTGTCTCCTCAGATATGTAAAAAGCCTCTTGGTAAATTGATTGATTATTACAGTGAGATACCTTATTCTGCTTTGGATGATATGTATGTTTCCAATGAAGTGGAAATCGCCTCTTTATGTCGTTATCTAATACTTGAAAACATAGATGAAACATGGTTTAAAATAAAGGATGAAATTACCCAAAAAAGGACTCGTTCATTAGATGCTAAATTTGGCTCTTTACCTGAGATAGATTTAAAAGATGTTATTTACCGAAAAAATAATGCTATAAAACTTGCACAATTAAAGGAAATTATTTAGCTTTGTATCGTAATTAAAACACAGAGATATGGAAAGAAAAAGATTTTACAAAGTTATTCGTGCCTTTAAGCATAGTGGTGAGATTCGTGAATTCCCGTTTACGTTACCTTACACTTTTAATGAAGCTTATGCGTTAGCTGTTGATTCTACCGATTATTCCGTTTGGAATTTATTAGCTGTTGTTCCTGTTGACTCTTCTGTTCCTCGTTTGGCTGAGTATATTGTAACCTTTGAAGACCGTACTGATACTCTGACTTGTTCCTATCGTATTGTTGCTAAAAATGGTATTAAGGCTATTGATTTGGCTATTAAGGAGTTTGAGAATGATTATCATCACAGTGGTATTGATGTTGTTGGATTAGAACGTTCTAAGGAATTATGAAAAAGGCTGGTTCTTATAATTGGATTCTTCGTATTGTAGACAATAATGGAGAACGTTATGAATTAAAGTTAGATTATACTCTTTCTAATATGCGTAAATTGATGCGTTGTATTCGTTCTCGTACTGGTGTTATATCTGTTCATTCTTTTAAGCAGTTTGAAAATATTTAATTGTTCCACGTGAAACATTTTATTAATATGGAAAAAGAACTATTAAAACTACCCTCTTTATCATGGAGAGGGCTACTTTGAAACCTATTACAGAAATTTGTTTAGGTGTATTTGATCGCTCCTCACAGTCTGAAAAGATTCGTGCATCTCTTGTAGAAAGCAATCCTAAATTACTGTTTCTAGCTAAACATGAAGAATTAATTCCGCCTATTATTAGTGAAAATGAAAGTAACCCCTAATCAATGGATTGAGATTGTTAAACTTATCTCTACGTTTGTTATCGGTATTATTACCACTCTGTTTGTTCAGAGTTGTACCCTCTCGCTTAGCGTTGCTAAGAATAATAATAATGCTACCCAAAGGACGGAGCAAACAACTACGTCTTCGGTAGATAGTACTAAAATTCAATTTAATCGTTAGTTATGGCGCAAAATGTTTTTGATGCTACTTTAGATGTGAATAATCAGATAAAGGTTAATACCTTTGATTGGTCGCATGCTAATAACTTGACCACTCAGATCGGTCGTGTTACTCCTATTTTTGTGAGTTAGTTCCTTCTAAAAGCTCTGTTCGTATTAATTCTCGTATGGGCTTACAGTTTATGCCTATGGTCTTTCCTGTTCAGACACGCATGAAAGCTCGTATCGCTTTCTTTAAGTATCCGCTTCGTGCTCTTTGGTCTGGTTACCGTGATTTTGTAGGTAATTTCCGTCAGGATCTTGAAGAACCTTACATCAACTTGAATACCTCTTCTAAATTAAAAAAGATGGCTTCTACCGGTTCGCTTGGTGATTACCTTGGTTTGCCTACAACTATTTTCGGCTCTTATGGTCAAGGCGCTGTTGCTTCTCTTACTGCTGGTATTCTTCGGTGTCCTGGCAATAAAGTAGGTGGTGACCCTAATTATACTATGTTCGAATACTTGCCTATTCAGAATAGTGATCAGTACTATTCTTTCATGAGTAAATATAATGCTACTGTTAATTTGAATCTAGGTTCTGGTATTGGAATTCCTGCTCCTGCTACTGCTTCATCGTCTAATTTCGTTGAATTCGGATATAATTTAACTAAAGTGTCTGTTGACATTGACGATACCTTTAATGCCTCTAAGCGTTTTTGTCTTAAAGTTAGTTATGGTAACTTAACTAATCCTACTCAATCTTTAATTGATGCTTTCGTTAATAAGTTGGTCGGCTTTGTGAATAAGGATTCTGATGCTAATATTCGTTTTGACCTTCAAGTAACATCTTCTTTGTTCAATGCTAAAACGAACATGGTAGAGGTTTATTTTTCTTTGTCTGAAGAGTTTGTTAAGTATGTGCCTGAACATATTGGTGAAACGTTTAGTTTCAAGGTCTATTATAACGTTATCGAATCCCTTGGCCGTAAGATTTCAGGTTCTACCACTTCTTGGATTTATACATTCCATCGTGATGTAGTTTTTGCTAATTATCCTGATAGGATAGATTATGAGACATCTTCTGCTATTTCTTATTCAGTTCCGCCGGGTTTGCTTTTCTCTTATCAGTTCTACGACTATGCTGACTCTCCGGCCGACCTTACGTTAGCTACTTCTCCGTATTACAGTTCTGTCGGTGATAATAATGATAAGCAGATAAAGATTTCCGCTTATGCGTTCCGTGCCTATGAAGGTATTTATAACGCTTATATTCGTGATAATCGTAATAACCCTTATTACGTTAACGGACAGGTTCAGTACAACCAGTGGATACCTACTTATGACGGTGGTCTAGATGATAATGTTTATGAGCTTCATTACGCTAATTGGGAACGTGATTTTTTGACTACTGCTGTTCAGTCTCCTCAACAAGGTACCGCTCCTCTTGTTGGTATTACGACTTACACGGAAACCGTTAATGACGTTCTTGACGACGGAACTGCTGTCACCCGTGAGTTGTCTAAACTTGCTCTTGTTGATGAGGATGGTAAGAAGTACGCTCTTTCTTGGGAATCTGATGGAGAATCCTTAACAGGTGTTGAATATACCGAACTTGATAACGGTGTTAAGATGCGTCAGCCTAGGTCGCTCGTAGATGTTGCTATGTCAGGTATTTCTATTTCTGATCTTCGGAACGTTAATGCTTATCAGAAATTCTTGGAGTTGAATATGCGCAAAGGCTATTCCTACCGTGATATTGTTGAAGGACGTTTCGATGTAAAAGTTCGTTACGATGAATTGCTTATGCCTGAATTCTTCGGTGGATTTACTCGTGATATTGATATGCATGCTATCAGTCAGTCTGTTGATCAGAATTTGGCTAAAGGTGCTGAGACATATGCTGGTGCTCTTGGTTCTCAAAGTGGTATTGCTGGTGTTCGCGGTGATTCTAACCAGACTATTGAGTGTTTCTGCGATGAAGAATCCATCGTTATGGGTGTTTTGATTATTACTCCTACGCCTGTATACACTCAGTTGTTACCTAAGCACTTTATATATCGTGGTTTACTCGATCATTACCAGCCTGAATTTAACCATATTGGTTTCCAGCCGATATTGTACAAAGAGGTTTGTCCTATTCAGTCTTATAATCAAGACCCTGAAAGTTTGGTTGAAACGTTTGGTTATAATCGTCCTTGGTATGAATATGTTCAGAAATACGACTCAGCACATGGTTTGTTCAGAACGAATTTAAGTAACTTCTTGATGCATCGTGTTTTCAACGATAAGCCTCAGTTATCTAAATCGTTCTTGGTTATTGATCCGGCTCAGGTTACCGACGTGTTCGCTGTTACACAGGCTGACGATGGTACTGAATTGACCGATAAGATTTACGGACAGATTTATTTTGACTGTCAGGTTAAGCTACCTATCTCTCGTGTTGCTATTCCTCGTTTGGATTAGTATGTTACTGACTATGCGCGCGCGCGATTACGTGTGCGTGCAAATGTCAGTCCACGACGGTAGTCGCAAATCGTGTCCGTTTGTCCTTATCATTCTAAAATTACTCTTCCGTGGTCAAGCTAACGATAGCTTGCGGGATCGAACGACGTCGTTCGCCCTCGGAGAGTCGTGAGCGAAGCGGAAATTTAAAAAATACCTTAATTTAATTGTATTATGGCAAAGAGAAAACTTGTTGCACAATTGAATCCTGTTAATTGTAAGGTTGTTGATAGTTTAGAGTTGGTTACTAAACCGGGTCTCGCTATGACACCTAAGCAAGTTCAGGAGCTTACTGATCGAGGTATTGCAGTTAGTCTCCCGAATGAGAAATCATTCCTCGATGGTTCTACTTCTTCTAAGACTGATTGGTCTATTGATCCTATTTTTCGTAGAGATGCCGATATGTGTTCTATGTGGGAATTGTCCCGTGATTGTCAAGGTAGAAT